AAGAGCACAGGTTTTTCCCGTTTAGCAGATTAAAGGATCAGGTGGATGCTGCAGGCGCAGCTTATAGCAAGTTAAGCAGATTAAAGAGGGCAGGTCCGATTGGAGGATATAAGAAATAAACTTTGTATAAAAAATAAAGGACATGAAACAAGAAATTGTGAACAAAATACAGGTATTGACTGACCTCGTTGCGCGTGCAAGGTTATCCGGGGTATTAGGTGCTCAATATGGCGGTGATCGAGAGTTGTATAAGGTGTTCGGGTATAAGGAAGAACTTACTTATTCTGATTACTGGCAGCAATATTCGCGGCAGGATATAGCAGCAGCGATAATAGATAAACCAATCGATGCTACATGGCGGGGGTCTATATCAATAGAGGAAAATACGGAAGCAGAAATTACGCCTTTGGAAAAGGCATGGGATGATATATGCGATGACTTGCAAATAAAGACCAAACTTATATCGTTGGACAAATTGACATGTATAGGTCGTTACGGGGTGCTGTTTATGGGATTGTCTGATACGGTAACTAAGGAACAGTTATTGCTCCCGCCCAAATCGGGGGTTAAATTGAATTACATAAAGGTATTCAGTGAGAGTCAGGCAGAGATATACAAGTTGGAAACCGATCCTTTCAATCCGCGTTATGGACAACCGGTGATATACGTATTGAAATTTCAGGAGGATGGAAATGGAACTGTTAATGAGTTCAGAGTCCACTACACCAGAGTAATACATATTGTCCGGTCATCATTGAATAATGATATATACGGAACCCCCGTTCTGCAAAAGATATTTAATAGGTTAGTGGATTTGGAGAAACTAACGGGAGGATCAGCGGAAATGTTCTGGCGCGGGGCTCGTCCGGGGTATGCGGGTAAACTTGACGAGGGCTTTTCCTTATCTCCAAACGATGAAGATGCGTTATTGAAACAATTAGATGAATATGAACATAATTTAAGGCGTATATTTATTAATCGAGGGATAAGCATGGAGAGTATGTCGCCACAGGTGAGCGATCCATCAAGTCATGTAGATATACAGATTCAAATGATTAGCGCCCAAACGGGAATTCCGAAACGTATATTAACAGGAAGTGAGCGCGGAGAGTTATCCAGTAGCCAGGACACGGATCAATGGAAGGAGACCATACAATCACGGAGAGAAGAATACGCCGAACAAGTAGTGTTGCGGCCGTTTATAGATAAGTTAATTGCATACGGGGTACTGCCCGCACCAAAGGAGAAAAAACAATATAGTATTCGATGGGTTGACTTATATGCTATCGGGGATAAGGAGAGGGCAGAGATTGGGAAAATACGTTCGGAGGCATTAAGACAATATGCCAGTCAGCCCGGGGCGGAGTTTATAGTACCGCCGGATGCGTTTCTGGAATATTTCCTGGGATTAAGCGGGGATGAAATTGCTCTTATAAACACGATGAAAGATGACATGATGATAGAAGAGGGGATAGATATAGGAGATGATGATGATGAGGATGAGGATGAGGATATAGCCACACCCACTCCTGAAACTGGTATAGAGGAATAAGGTATGATAGCGGTAAAACATATATGTAATCATCGTTTGGGCGTTTATGCTGCCGGGGATAAATATGACCCGACACACACCATAACCTTGCGAAAGGCATTTGTGACAGATATAAGCAAGCGATTTAGGGCGCTAAGGGGCGAAATACGACGTGTACTGGTAGATAAAGATTTATTGGGGTTAGGGGATGGTAAAGAGTTAACGGGCTTTAAAACGCATGCTTTTGGCTTTGAAACAAGCGCCGATAAGGTAAATAAGTTCATGTTATGGCTGCAAGGACAGGTTGATGATAAGTTATTACAGGTGCGCCAAATGCCCCAGTTTGGAAAGGGGGCACAAAAGCCGTGGACGGATTTATATATACAAGACTCATACGCCAGAGGCGTTCAGCGGGCACGGTACGAAATGGGAAACATAGGTATGGCCGTTCCCGGTATAGATAAAACAGGTGGGATTCATACCAGCATGGGAACACCCTTTCACATGGAGCGCGTGGCGCTATTATACACCCGAACTTATACCGAGCTGAAGAATATAACAAACGAAATGAGTAATCAATTATCCAAAGTATTGTCTCAGGGGATGATTGACGGGGATGGTCCGCTGGCAATTGCCCGGAAATTAAACAAAACAATATCAGGGACTGGTAAGGATATAAGCATAACGGATACGTTGGGAAGATTTATACCAGCGGAACGCCGGGCGAAAATGTTAGCGCGGACAGAGGTTATACGGGCACACCATATAGGAAATATACAAGAATACAAGAGTTGGGGGGTGTTAGGGGTAAAAGTTCAAGCGGAGTTTAGAACAGCAAATGATGGCAGGGAATGTAAGCGTTGCGGTGAGATAGCGGCGGATGGTCCTTATACGTTGGATGAAATAGAGGGGATGATACCTGCCCATCCAAATTGTCGGTGTATGGCTTTACCCGTGAATCCGGAGGATATACCGAGTGAGGTAATGAAGAGCAGGGAGGAGAAAGCCGCAGCGGAAAAATAAAAAACATACTAAAATAAAATAAATTCAAATGAATTCAGTTATAAATAGAAAGGACATCTAAGCATGATACATATACATAAAGGAACGGCAACGGCATATACCATAAGAACAAAGGTACTGGATGGCAAATCTTATATTGTCGCCCCGGTGGTTATGATGGTGGAGGGAGTCCACGTCGGCAGCAAGGGTGCCGTTTTTCACAGTATAGAAGAGCTTGGAAAATACCCTAATACATGGGACGGTATGCCGGTTTTAGTAAAACATCCGATGGATAATTCCGGGAATTATATATCCGCCAACAGTTTATCGGTAGTTGAGGATTGTATTGGAAGGGTGTATAACACCCGTGTCGATGGAACGCGGTTAAAGGCGGAAGTATATATAGACAAGGACAAGGCCGCCAAAAAACAACCATCCGTTCTGGCATATATCAATCAGAATAAGAAGTTGGAAGTAAGTGTGGGGGTATTTACTGATGCCGTGATGCAGGATGGCGAATGGGAGGGAGAGGCTTATAAGGAGATTGCTATCAATCACCGTCCTGATCATTTAGCTTTATTGCCGGGGGATGTGGGTGCATGTAGTTGGGAGGACGGGTGCGGCATAAGAACCAATTCAAAGGGTGAAATCAACACCAATTCAAATAATCTTATCACGGATATAAGTGAGGAAAGGGTAAGACAATTCAACAACCACGGGTATCGTATAGAGCCGATGGTTAATTCCTTGAGTTACGGGCAGCGTATGGATGCGATCAATGCCGCGCTGCCTGTTGGCATGAAGGGGGATTTTACTTATATTGAAGAATTGTATTCGGATTATGTTATCTACCAAGTTAGCCCGGCAGGTGACGGAAAACGGGAATTTTTTAAACAAACGTACAACATCCTTGCGGATGGTACGGCGGAAATGACTGGAAACCCGGTCAAAGTAAGCAAACAAATCAGTTATATTAATGCAAATAAAAAAGAAAAAGTTATGGACAACAAAAAGAAACCATGTTGCGAGGAAAAAGTTAACCAATTAATTGCAAATAGTGCAACGAAATGGGGTGAAACTGACCGCGAGTGGTTGTTAGAACAAGACGAAACGACATTGGAAAAACTTATACCGGAGCCACAAAAACCGGTGGAAATGGCAAAGCCGGTAACCGTCAATTTGGATCAAGTACGTGAGGCTATGAAGGGTGTTAAGGACGTGGAAACTCATCTGGGGATGATGCCGGATGCTATGCGTGACCAAATGCAATCCGCGCTGGCCGTACATACCGCCCAGCGGGCACATCTTATAGACAAAATCACCACCAATGCGAAAGATATATGGGAAACCAAAGATTTGGAAGCAATGGGTACGGGTATGCTGACTAAGATTGCCGCGACTTTTCCTGCCGAAAAAGAGGAAAATGCTACAATGTATATGGGTAATCCTATAAGTGTAAATCAGGAAACAGAGGAAGTGTTACTTCCCAATTTTTAAATATAGAAAGGAAAACGTATAATGATAAGAAAAACAATTAAAATCAAAAAGTACTCAGATATCATTGAAGAGTATATCGCAGGTGGAGTAATCACGCCTGGCCATTTAGTCGCGCTTAATTCGGACGGGGAAGTAATTGTCCATGCAACTGAAGCGGGTGTTACATTGCCCATGTTCGCATTGGAAGATGAACTACAAGGAAAGGGGATCGATGATACTTATAAAGAGGACGATCGCGTTCAAGTATGGATTCCTGGTAGAGGGGATGAAGTATATGCTTTGCTTGCTGCGAATGAATCCGTCAATATAGGAGACTATTTGGTTTCTAAGGGTGGCGGGACGTTAAAGAAACTTGCATCGGCGGACGACGTGGTCGATAGCCAAATCATTGGATTTGCCGTGGAGGCAGCAGGTTCCGCTAACGTGGAGCGGGTAATTGTCAAAATTATATAAACAAAAAAATAGAAAGGATATATTAAATGGAGAAGCATATAGATTTTGTTGGCCGTAATGGTGGACAAGGAGAAGTTGCGGGACAGCTAATGGCTAACGGAAAATTAAACGTTGGTTTATTGCGTCCGTGGATTGGGGTAAATGGACGAACTTATGCAACAGTGTATAAGGGGGCAGGCGATCCAAAAAAACCTGAAAACTATCAGAATATGATTATCAATGCGGCGGGAACATTGCGCCGGGATGAGTGGAAACAATTGGATGAAGCAATTATACCTATTGTGGAATCACGGTTGGTTGGAGTGCAGGATTTGATCACTAAAGGACTTACATATAACTTGGGAAATGCAATGGGCACCACGGTTTTAGAAAGTCACACCATGTCCGACGCTATGCAGGCAGAATTGACGATGGACGGGGTATCCCGCAGTAAAGGGGATCGACCAACGTTTAATACCAATTATTTGCCGATTCCCATTATCCACGTAGATTATGAGATCAATGCGCGGGTATTGGCGGCCAGCCGTTCATTAGGAAATGCGTTAGATACGACCTCAGCAGAACGCGCAGCCCGCAAGGTTGCAGAATATTTGGAAAGCATGTTATTTACCAAAAAACAATATGCGTTTGGTGGAGGGGTTATATCCAGTTATCTGAACTATACGCATAGAACCACACATACGTTCACCGCGTGGAATGCTGTTGGTAAAGAAGGAAGCGATATAATTGCTGATGTATTGGACATGAAACAGAAAATGATCAATAAACATTTCTACGGACCATATACCATCTATGTCCCTACCGCGTATGAAACGGTATTGGATAGCGATTACGCCACAAGCGGCACGGCCACGCAAACAATCCGGGATCGTATAATGAAAATCGGCAATATCACGGACATTAAAGTGGTAGATACATTGCCCGCCGGTAACTTGGTGTTTGTTCAAATGACTTCCGACGTGGTGCGCCTGGTGCGCGGTATGGCCGTACAGAACGTTCAATGGCAAACAGAAGGCATTTTCGTTAACAAGTATAAGGTGCTGACCATTCAAGTTCCTCAGATACGTTCTGATGATAATGATGCCTGTGGAGTATTGCATGCCGTGGAAAAGTCCGGTAGTACACCGACACCGACACCGACAGCAACCCCAACTGCTTAAATACAAGAAGGAGATGAAGATTCTAAAACTCTATCCGCAACGGGATATACCCACTAACCATAACTATGCGATTAATTATGGTATGTGGGATTGTGTTCCGGCGGATAGGGTTATATTAGAACAGGCGTATTCTATCAACTTTGATTTATATGACTATGTGTTTCTACCAATGCGGAAACGCTGGGCAGAACATATCAGGTTATTGGATAAGATTAAGGATAGCTCATGCCGGATGATTCTCTTTGACAATGATAGTTGTTATTATTATTTCACAGATACGTTTTACCGCGGTATAGATTTTATATATTACCGATGCCGGGATAAGGCCGGCAACATTCCACCAAATGGGAGTTATCTCCCGTGGAGCGTGGACACTAACGCATTTCGGCCTATATACGGCGGGCGGGGCGTGTTATTTGCCTGTGCGGTGTCTAAGACTATGTACCCGTTGCGAAGTGCCGTTAAAACCAATGTAAAGGGGATTAATCATGGATATGCCGTCGGCGAAGGGTACATACAAAACATCCAGCAGGCGGGAGCCGCGTTACATATTGACAGCGATATTGCTCCGGTGGTTAGGGGGAAACTATTAGAGTTTGCCAGTTGCGGAACGCAAATTATCACGAATCATACAGAGTATTTGGAATGGTATTACCCGGATGACTTACTTATAAAGTTCAGGACTATACCGGAACTTCAGGACATAGTCAATTCATATAAACCAAATATAGCAATACAAAAGGAATTGCGCCGTATTACGGTGGAGCAGCATGATGATAAGGTAAGGGCACGGGAAATTTTAAACGATTTGAAAGGATTGGAGGATATATGGAAGAGAGATCAAGTATTGGTGGAGCAATAGTTTGCTACAATACCCCGGACATAATAGGCGAGGCCGTGAAGTCCATCCAACCATATATAGGGAGCGTGTTAATTGTGGATGCCTCTGATTCTACAAACGCGGCATATAAGGAATGTGATGATTTAGCAAGGGATTTTGATAATGTCCGGGTTTTACATGCTTATGAGAATATCGGGCATGGTCCCGGATTGGATAGGGCAATAATTAATCTGCCTTGTGAGTATATTATAGGGATGGACAGTGATGCCGTATTATTAGATTCGTCATTGATTATGGAGATGCGGGAAAAGATTGTAGATGAGAGTGTATACGGTGTAGGTAGGGTGCTCCCATTCGCAATACCATATCTATACTTGCCCTTTTTTATGATTAAAAAATCAATGTATTTTCAATTCCCGGAATTTATTAATTCTGGGGCACCCGGTACAGAAATAATGAAAGCTATACACCATAAAAAAGCACTTATAAACATTCCAAATTTGATGGATCGGATTTATCATAAAGGGCGGGCCACACGGGAGATTGCCGGGCATTGGCGCGCAAAGTTTGGTGGAAAGGTAGGGGTATGAATAAAACTATTATAATACCAGCAAGGAATGAAGGGCAATGGGCGGATATAACCGCGGCGAACTTCAAAGCACAATTCCCGGATTCCGATATAATCGGAGTGGATGATGGCGGGGTGAATGTGTGGCCGAAGGATATACAGGTAATTAAGACCGCCGGAGGGATTGGAGTTGGCAATTGTAGGAGATTGGGGGTATCCGCTGCAAAAACGGAATTGATATGTGTAACAGATGCTCATGTTATATTTGATTGTGGGGATAAAGAAAAGGCGTGGAGATTGGCTAAGGATGGAAATGTAGTTACATTTACTTCTAAGAGTTTGAAAAGTGGTAAAAATCATGGGAATGGAAGATTTCATTATTTACCTGACCATAAGACCGCAAATGTTCATGTAAAGGAGGGGGCGGAAATAGGGTTAATTGGCGGGGTATATTTTATGAGAAAAGACGTTGCAATGAACCTTATAGCGCCAACGGCATCCCACGGATTTAATGAAGAAATAATGACAACAGCGGCCTTTGCATTTGGGCATCCAATATACACCTTACCCGGCATGGTGTTTCAACACCTGTATAAGAAGGAATTTAACTATGAGGTGACATATAACCAGCAGCAACAGAATAGAAAATTATTGGATTGGTGGTTTTTTGATGGGGCATTGCCTGCCCCGGTGACAAAGGAACAGCAAGCTTATTATATACATGTTCAAAAAAACAGGGTATTAAATAAAACAGAATTGATTAGTAAATTTGAAAAAATGCTGACATTGGAAACATTTAAAACAAAGGACTTATGAAACGTATAAATCATCCGACATGGGAACGCATTGGTGGAGGGGAGTTAACTTTGAATTCAGGAGTTATAATTCCACAGGGAAAAACATTTCGAGCAGCGGAAAAAGATATACCCGCCGCGTTCCGTGATTTGGTTAAATTAATAACTACACACGCCGTGAAACAGGAGATTGCCCCAGTAGCGATTACCCGTTCCACAAAACCTAAATCGGTGAAAGCGGTAGATAAACCACCGTTAAATATATCGGGACAAGATCAATATATTATGAAAATGGTGAATCCCGGTTGGTGGAAAGTTATTGATAAGCGTACGGGGAAAATGATGCACGATCAGTTATTGAGGAAAAGTAATGCCATAAAAGTAAAAGAAACATTAGAAAATGAATAGTCCTATATTCATAACAGGTATTGAGAGGAGCGGTTCTTCTATAATTGCTAAGGCATTGGATACAACCGGAGGCGTTTATTTTGGGGCACGTACGGGGCGATATGAAAATAAAGCAATAACCAATGCTATTCAATTATATCTAATATCACAGCAAATGGATCCGCGCGGGCAATTCCCACTGCCTGTCAGTGAGTTAGATATAATCCCGGACATCCAAAACGTTATATCCAACGAACTTATAGGGATGGCAAAGTATCCGAATGAAAATACAGTTACATGGGCGGTGAAAAGTGGATTATTATTACATACTTGGAAGACATGGGTAACCTTATACCCGAATGCCAGATGGGTGTTTGTAAGGCGTCGCCCGGAGCAAGTTGTGCGTTCATGTAATAAGACAGAGTACATGAGGGCGTATGAATATAAGCATGTATTGAAACAAATAAAGGCAGAGAATGTAGCGGATGGTTGGCGGCATTGGATACGTTGGGGGGAAACGCAGATGGTGGCGATTATGCGTAGTGGCGTATCTTATTGGGAAATATGGCCGGACAGATTCGCCGATGGCGATTATTCACAACTATCAACATTGATTGACGGATTGGGGTTAACTTGGAATCAGCGGATTATCCCAACAATTTCACGTTTATTTTAAAAACATATAAAGATGATGAGAACTAATATAACGGAGGTAAAAGCATTATTAGGAACCAGTACTGAAGCATCAGATGATACCATAGAGGCCTATATAACTGCCGCTAATGTAATGGTGTCAGGGATGTTACAACCCACCTCATTGTCTGATTCTACGTTAACTGAAATTGAAAAACATATTGCTGTTCATTTTATCGTGCTATATTTGGAAAGAATTGCTAAGCGGGAGAAGGCAGGGGAAGTGGAAGTGGAATATTATGGTGATTACAGCATGGACGGACTTCAATCCACCCCTTATGGACAAACTGCTATAATGTTAGATTTGACCGGTACCTTGAGAATTATGGATGCTAATCGTGCTTATATGAAAGCGGTAAAATCAAGATAATGAGCATACTAAAATTCATAGAACGTGTTTGTGTGCAACCAGCGATATATTGGGGCGCCCCTGTTCCGGATGGATATGGGACTTCTTTATTTCCTGATCCTATTCAGGTGATGGTGCGGTGGGATGAGAAAGCGACGATTATATTGGATAACACTGGCAAAGAAGTATTGAGCAAAGCACAGATATTATGTCCAAATGAATTACAGGTAGGGGGGATGATTATGTTAGGGTATTTATCCGGTATAGTAAAAGAAATTGAATCGCCTACTCCGACCGCTACACCAACCCCGGCACCGGTTGTAGAATATAAATCACCGTATGAAGTGAATGAAGAAGTTATATTGGCCATGGAAATAATGTCACGTAATGTTACCCCATTATTTCGTTCTAAGGATAAATTTGTTTATACATATTTTCTATCACCCAGAAATTAGATATAATGGAAAAATCAGGAACAATAACGGGGTTAGAGACAGTAACAAAAGCCTTACATCAGAAGGTTCGGGATTTGGAAAAAGCAAACGTTAAAGGTTTTGTTAAATCCATTATTCTTATACGCAATGATCTGGAAAAGACAACACCGATAGTCCCGTTGGATTTAGGAAATTTACGTGCGAGTTTCTACTCAGTGACCGCAGCAGGGATGGGGAAAACTTTACATGAGTTCGTGGGAGAGGACGGGGAACGGATGAAAATAGATCACAGCAAGGCAAAAATGGAAGGGGCGGACACTGTTTTAGCGCATAAAGGGCAGATAGCCGTCATGGGTTTTTCTGCTAATTATGCGTGGTGGGTTCATGAGAATATAGGTAATGTGAATTGGAGTAAAGAAGGTTCGGGTGCTAAGTTCTTTTCCAAAGCGCTGGATCGAAATGAAACAAAAATATTGGATATAATTGCAGAGGAGGCAAAGAAAGTTATATGAAAAGCGTAGCTGAAGATATAAAGGACATGTTGGTAGCAGACACGTCGCTAAAATTAATATTTGCAAAAAATCTGTTTATAGGAATGCCACCCCCATCGGTGACGCAGTCAGTCACCGTTATAGATACCACTGGCCGGGGGGCTGATCTAACCTTAAATGAAAACGAATATAGATACGAAGGGGTTCAAGTAAGGGTAAAGGGCTATAAATATGATGTGCAATATGAATTGGCAAATAAAATTCTGAATTCACTTCACAAACGGGCTAACGAAACGTGGAATGGATCATTATATATATTAATAAATGTCATTGATACCCCGGCTCTTCTTGAGTGGGAGGTAGATGGTAGAGTTCATTTAATTTTTAACATCAAAACACAAAGAAAGGTTTAAATTATGGCATCAAATGCAATTTCAGGAGTAGGCACAAAAATTTACCGCAAAAAAGCGGAAGAATGGCTGCCAATGGCGGAAGTCAATTCCATTTCCGGCCCTGGTATGAGCCGGGAAACTATCGACGTGACGTCGCTGGATTCTAATGCAGGTTATCGTGAATTTATAAGCGGTATCCGTGACGCGGGAACGGTTTCCCTCAGTATGAATTTCACGCACGACACCTATACACAGGCTAAAACGGACTTTGAATCCGACGTTGCTAATGAATATAAGATCGTTGTAAACAATCCAACGCAAACCACCCTCCAATTTTCTGGATTGGTGACAGAGTTACCATTGAACATAGAAGTTGCTGATAAGATCAGTGCGGACGTCACCATTAAAATTTCGGGAGCGGTAACCTTAACGGACGATTTAACGGACGGACCAACCCCAACCCCAACAACGTAGGGGAAATGGTATATGCCTAATCAGGGTGTTTTTCACTAAACCCATTTTAAGCCGTTTTAAAGAGGGGTAAAGGTGTTTTGAGATAAGGGGGTAACTTCACAATGAACTCACGGCAAATCAAAGGAAAAAGCAGTACAAACACAAAATTAACACAAATATTTAATCATGGTAAAATTTATTAAGTATAAAAACGAGGACATACCCGTACGTGTTTCTTATTACGCATTAAAAATGCTAAAGGAAAAGGTTAACAAATCAATATCCACGTTAAATGAGGAAGACTTCGAAGCATGGGAAACCCTGTTATATTATTCCATCGTTTCAGGGTACAGGGCAATTGATAAAGAATGTCCATATAAGCCAGAAGACTCTGAAAATATAGCGGATGAAGTATTCTTTGAATTTATGAAGGTTATACCGGCATTTTTTCCTACAACGGAGAAGTTTATGGTGGATACAAAGAAAGGGGGATTGAATGTTAAAAAAAAGTAGAAGAGCTCAATTTTGATAAGTTAGCGGGTATTGCCCTATCCCGCCTTCACGTGGATGTAGCAATATTCTATAAGCTGACGCCTGTTGAATTTGATTATGCCTTAAATGATGACGCGAATAATCGAAAAAACAGTATAGAAATTGAGCAAAGAATCGCGTATGAAGTAGCACGGTATATGTTAGGGCACCAGTTTAACATAAGTGGGAAATCATTAAAACGAAATATAGAGGATTTTACAACTGCATTTCCATTACCGTGGGATGGTGATATAACCAAGAAAGAACCAAAAAAACAATCCGCTGAAACAATAGCAAACGCATTGAGATCAATAGCCGCGCAATATAAACAAAAATAAGAATGGAAACTTCATTAGGAACACTTATAGCCCATATAGGAGCGGATTTAAAACCCTTACAGAAAGCGTTAGCAGATGCTGAACGTGAGATGAAAGCGTGGCAGAAAACCACCAAAGGCCAGATAGAAGAGTTCAATCAGAGCATGAAAAAGCTGGGTGAAGGGTTCAAACCTGTAGGCAAAAAAATGACAGTTGGGCTGACTTTGCCGATTATGGGGCTGGGTATGGGTGCTTTTAAACTGGAAAAGGATTTTGAAAGCGCTATGTCCAAAATCACTGGTCTGGTAGGAATAGCAGCGGATCAGGTGAGTATATGGAAAGATGACATCCACAATATGGCTCCCGCGTTGGGAAAATCAGCGCAGGAATTAGCGGATGCTTTATTCTTTATAACATCTGCGGGTATAAAGGGGGCAGCGGCAATGGATGTATTAGAAATGTCGGCAAAGGCATCGGTTTCCGGGTTGGGAGAAACAAAAATAATTGCAGACTTGGTAACATCTGCTATGAACGCGTATGGAGTGTCCAATTTATCAGCCGCCCAAGCTACTGATATATTGACTGCGGCGGTTAGAGAGGGTAAGGCCGAAGCACCGCAATTGGTAGCCGCGATGGGTCAGGTGTTACCCATTGCATCGGAAATGAAAGTCGGGTTTGATGAAGTGTCCGCGACTATTGCTGCGATGACCAGGACGGGTACAGATGCCAGCACAGCATCCACCCAATTAAAGGGTATATTATCCGCTCTTGTACGGCCTACAAAACAAGCGGAACAGGCTTTTAATGAAATGGGAACATCTTCCTCTGAGTTGCGAAAAACTATCCGGGAAAAGGGGTTATTACAAGCGCTTATGGATATACGTAAACTCACTAATGAATATGGTGAGGATGCGATGGCACGGGTAATGCCGAATATACGGGCATTGTCAGGGATGTTAGACCTTATGGGCGCTAACGTGGAGGACAATATAAAGATATTTGCGGGGGTAAAGGAGTCCGTTGGTGCATCAGCATTTGCATACGAAACCGCGGCAGACACCATAGACCAAAAATATAATGAGGCACTGGCATCCGCCAAAGCGGGGTTAGCCGCATTTGGCAGCACGATTACTGAAATGTTTATACCGACGATTGAAAGGGTTGGAAAGGCTTTCCGCGATATGGCTACATGGTTTAAGGGTCTGAGCGACGGATCGAAACGATTCATCGTAATTATAGCTGCCGTTGTAGCGGCCATTGGTCCGCTGCTTACTATATTGGGGGTGCTTATGACCTCCGTTATACCAGG